GGATAGCCGTCTGCACAACTTCAGCATCTGGGGCTTTCCGAAGGACAAAGACAAACTGACGAACGCGCTCCCATTCGCCGCGCGGGTGGGACAGGGGCTTGTGGATATCGTTGAGGGGCACTGGGCCTGGGAGTTCATAGACGAGCTATGCAGCTTCCCGGCGGGTGAACATGACGACCAGGTAGACGCGGCGAGCGGGGCGTATGGGATGCTGGGGACGATTGCGGGGAGTGCGAGCCTAACGTATGCAGACGAATACACGATTGGGGCCGGTGATTTCTAGGGCGCGACGGGCGCTGATTGAGCGCATCGAGAAGACGCTCGACCCGCAAGCGCCCGCCTACATGGTGCGTGGGCCGGAGCGCATGATCGACGACGGATGTGATTACGACCGGGGCTATGACCCCAGGCCGGAGATCGTGAAGGCAGAGGACGCCGCGATGAGACGGCGCGGAAGGGGTAACAATGACGCAGAGTAAAAGCAATTATGGCGGCAATACCCGCATGGCGGTGGAGTTTACAGCGTCCATTCCCAGCGGATCGCCCACCAGCACGACGTTTGAATACCCATTCGGCCTGTTCGCCCTGGGAACGATCACGCCGTCAGGCACTATCCCGGCGGCGGCGGGCACGCATATCAGCATTCATGCCCAGGACATCTGGGGTGTGTGGCGCTCCGGCCTGTCGTACGAGAGCGGCTATGCCAACTGGTGCATTCTTTTCCCAACGGGCGGGGTGATGCATGACATGCCTCCGGCGTGGTTTGGCGTGGCGGGCAGTGCGCGCTTGGTGCTAACCAATGGCAGCGGGAGCGGCGTACCGGCGACGGGCTCGCAGGTGTTTTCGCTGAGCATGAAGGCGTGACGATGAGAACGCGGCTGGCAGTCTGGCGCGCCCGGATACGGGCACAGTGGCGCAAATGGCGCACGCCGCTGACGGCAACAGGGGCGGCGATCCCCGCGCCGGAGTACGTCATTCATGACGGCGTGGATTACAGCCAGCCCGCGCTACTGCCGTTCTGGGTCAAGGCGCATGGGGCGAAGGCGGTGGGCACGTTCCTGGAATCCACGCAGCGCCAGACGATGCGCTTCCAGTTTGACTCGCCATACCGCAGCGCGGCGTATGACGGGCCGATCACCATGCCGGTCGAAGATCCATTGGAAGAGTGGTCATTTGAAACGCGCAAGACGGTGCTGACTAACTGCCACGCGGCCTACCAGCGCAACCCGCTCGCCAAGCAAGCCGTCCAGATCACGCGGCAGTTCGCCGTCGGGCGCGGGCACGTCGTGACCTGCCGTAATCAGGATGTGCAGGCGGTCATTGATGAGTTCCGGGCCAATCCTGAAAATGCTATTGAGGAAATGGACAAGACACTACTCCAAGACCTCCAGGTAGACGGCGAGATATTTCTACGCAAGGTGGCGGATGGGAATGGCGGCGGTGTGATTGTGCCGCTCCCGCCCTGGCACATTGTGGAGATTGAAACTGATCCCGGCTTCTTCCGGCGCGTGCTGCGCTACCACTTGCAGTACACGACGGGCACGCAGAGCACGACCAGCGTGGGCGGGCAAATTGTAGACGAGTGGATCGACGCGGCGGAGGTGCTGCACGTTGCGGTCAACCGGCACAGCTACGAGTTGCGCGGGCGGCCCGATCTGTTCGTGGTGCTGCCCTGGCTGCGGGCATACAAAGAGTGGATGGAAAACCGGGCACGTCAGAACATGTGGCGCGGGGCGCTGCTCTGGGACGTGACGATCAGCGGGGCCACGCCCAACAACGTCGCCAGCGCCGTATCACGCTACACCAAGCCGCCGACGCCGGGCAGCATCATCGTGCACAGCGACCGCGAGGTGTGGCAACCGCTCAGTAACAGCGTGGGCGCGGCGGACGTGTCTGAGGACGGGCGGCAAATGAAGCTCATGACCGCCGTCGGCATGGGCTTACCGGAGTATATGCTCAGCGACGGACAGAACGCCAATCTCGCCAGTGCGACGGCTCAGCAGTTGCCCGCGCTGTGGAAGTTCACTGACGCGCAGCAGACGATGGCCGAGCAGGTATGGATGCCGATCTACAAGTGGGTCATTCAAATGGCGATTAATGCCGGACGGCTGCCCGACGAAGTGCCGGTACAGGACGCCGATGGGGACGCTATCCTGGGCGCGGACGATGCGCCGGAGATGATCGACACGCTGGACGCCGTGCATGTCAAGTTTCCTGACTTGCAAGAGGACGACCCGAAGACGCTGGCCGAGGCGCTGGCGATTGCGACGATGAGCGGATGGGTCAGTGACGAGGGCGCGGGCGACATCATCACGGCAACGTTGGGGCTGGACGCGGCGGTCGAGCGCAAGCGCATCGAGCGCGAGAAAGAGGCGGCGCGTAGTGGGGTAGCGCAGGGGCTGGCGCTGAGGCCGCGCGACATCGGCCTGCCGGACGAGGGCGAAGGCGAAGACACAGAAGGCGAGGAACGTGGGGAGAAGCCGACAGCCGCGGCCTCGACCGGATGATCCGGCGGCTATTGCGCGCAAACTGCGTTCCGACAGCGAGGCGCTGCGTGATGCCGAGTGGTGGGTGCGCCGGCGCATCTACGGGCTAGACGACCAGGAAGCGCGGGCGCTGCATGATCTGTATATGCAGGCATACCGCCAGATGGCGGGCACCTTATCAATGGCATACGGGAGTGACGGCAGCCCCGACGTGACTCGGCGGGCGCAACTGGTGCGCCAGTTGGAGGCCGAGATGGGCGCGCTGGCTCAGCAGGTGGGCATCAGCCTGGATGATGCGCTGGTGGCTGCCTACCAGCAGGGCTACGCGGGCCGGGCGTGGGCGCTCGACCAGGCGACGAACCCGGATGTGAGAGTGCGCTTCCATCCGGTGCTGCCTGCCCAGCAGATTCGGGCGGCGCTGCTGTCGCCTTACATGGGGACGCCCTGGCACGAGGAGATGGGCTACAACTTTGCCGAATACACGACGCGCATTAAGCGCAGCGTGACGACCAGCCTGATCCAGGGCGAGGGCATGGCCCAGGCGCAGCGGCGCTTGCGTGACGAGTTGGGCGTGGTCACGGACAGGCGTAAGGGTTTCCGGCGTAACTTCGCCCGCACGCTGCTGATTGCCCGCACGGAAATCCTGCGGGCGAGCAACCTGGGCGCGCTGGCAGTCTATGAGGAGAACGCTGACATCCTCAGCGGGGTAGAACTTGTAGCCACGAAGGACGAACGCACGTGTACCATCTGCGGCGCACTGGACGGAAAGCGTTGGAAGTTCGGCGATCCAAACCTGGTGACGCCGCCGAGCGACACTCATCCTGGCTGCATCCTGCCGGGCCAAACGGTAGATTTGCCGGGCAAGTTAGTGGGCGCAAGCAAGTCGTTCTATGTCGGACGCGCTGTTGAAATACTTCTCAGAAGCGGGCGCAGGATAGCCATCACCGCGAATCACCCGGTACTCACGCCGGGGGGATGGAAGCGCGCGGAGATGATCACAGAAGCGGACCACCTCATCAGCACAGGCGACGCTCAGCGGATAGTGCTTGGCGTCAATCCAGATGATGAGTATGGCCCAACCGTTATCGAGCAGGTATTTAATGCGCTCATGGTGTCGGCTCCCATGGGGGCCGCTAGAGTGAAACCCGCCTCCGAATATTTCTATGGCGATGGGCGGTTCGTGCATGGCGATATCAGCGTTGTACTTGCCGATGGCTTTCTGTTGAGTGAGGGTGAACCCGCGCTCACGCAACCAGCCAGCAAGCATGTTTTCGATGGGGGTGGCATGGCTGAGGGTACGTTCGCGTCCCCGCGCGGAGCGTTCCATGGCGGCAATGGTTTGGCGGCTTCCCCGCGCGGCTTTGTGGGCGCTGGACAACATGCGGTCACGTTGTTCGGGAGTAGCGGTGGCCCAGCGGGTGAGCATGGTATCGGAAATGGTGCGCGGGGCAATACCCGCTTCGAGCAGCCGTCGGCGCAGAACAGTTCGGGCAAGCCCATATTCGAAGGCAAGGGCCTGTTCGGTTTCGCCGGCGAGGTAGCGCTCGAGAATGGTATCGAGTTCGGGAATATCCATGCGGCGGTCACGCAGAGTGCCAACGGCCTCCCGGACGATGCGGCGCAT